TGAGTTTGTTTACAGCAGGTTCTTTGATTAATTGCAATATATTTTTATAGTTCTAGAATAAAAGATAAATTATGAAAAGTATGCTCACAAACATGGTGGGCCGGCAGCAGTCATTGAAGTCAAGATATCAGGAGTATGAGATGAAAAAAGTTATTCATGATTCTGCGACAGAGGTATTGATGTCATCAGATGAAGCAAAGGCCATATGTCGCCTAGGAAAAGGTGAAGAGTGTTGTGCATACTTGATATGTGGGACAAATGGCTTTGAGTGTATAAAGATGTCTTATCCGTTGAACAGCTCAATATACAAGAGACTGGAAGAAGGAACAATGAATGCCAAAGGTATTGGAGAGTGGGATGATTGTCCTTGGAAAAACACTTGCCTAGAAGCGCCTGATGAAAAGGAGAAAGATTAATGCATAGTTATGGAGGACGACACGGAACTATTTTTAATTTTAATTCTGATTTTTCGGGGGATATAATAATTACAAGAGGGGACAAAGACTTCTATATCCCAGCGGATGACATACTAGAGTTAGTCGCTCATTGTTATGTTGCTAGGAATCGAATATCAGTAATAGAAAATATGTCCCATAAAGAACTATTAGAATAGGAGGGAACGATGGACCAGTTCGGTGGACTTCGAGAAAGATATAAAGATGTGATAGAGGAAAAAGGAAAGAGAATAAAGAGAAGGATAATTTTTATTATCAAGTGCATAGCTCTTAGTGTAGGTATATATCTATGTTTTCGTTGGTATGATTGGGAGTTGTTAGTCGTAGTTTTTGTATTGGTATTGATATTTTCGGACAATTTGAATATAATTACAAAGGCAAAATGAGGGGAGAGAGGAAAGGTGGATCGCTTTAGTAAAAGTGAAGTAAGCCAACTAGTAGCCTTAAGAAGAAAAACAATAGGAAAATGTGAAGAAGGATGTTCTGATGGTTGGATAAGCAAAGGGAAGGAACAGAGTAGTAATGAAGCGCAGGAACTAGTACCATGTGATTGTAGAAAAGTCTTTTTATATCTAAAGGAACTAGTGTTTGCGAAAATTCCAAATGAATATTGGAACCTGGAATTAGCAGAGTTAACAATAACTCCAAATCTTGTCTTAGCAGAAGTAGGAAAGTACTTTAAATATTTTCGATCGGCGTGCGAGAATGGATTAAGCTTTTGTTTCCTAGGAGTTAATGGGATAGGAAAGACTTCTCTATTAGCTGAGGTTGGGAAGAAAGCGATATTGGAAGGGTTAAGTACTGTCTATTTAACATCTCAGGACTATATAAATCTCAAAATGTTAAATGACTATGAAGCGGTAGAACGAGTAGAAGAGAAATCAGATGTAGTGCTTCTTGATGAGCTCGATAAGCCATATCGTAAAAAAGGTTCTGATTACGTGATTACCCAGATGGAGAACTTCTTTAGGAAAACATTACCGAGAAATAGAATGGTTCATCTCGCGAGTAATTGGAGCAAAGAGATGATTAAGAAGCATCTTGGTGAAAGTGTGTACAGTATAATGAACAGAAAAATGAGGTTCTTGACTTTGTTAGGGGAGGATTTGAGTGAAGATATTAATAAGAACTGGAGTAAAAAGCTAGTAGGGCAGAAGGTCACGTATCTAAACGAGTATTTAGTTGGTATGGCAAGAAAAATGAAAAGGTTTTCTGATGATTGAGCATTGGTTTATTGAATACTATCATTTTAATCATAAAAATCTAAGAGAAAAATACAGACTAGATAATTGGAATTTGATAAAAAGAGGTATGGTTGCTGTGGGTGCGCCATAGATTACTATGCGTCCCACAGCAAATCTTTATTTACATGGAGTAAAAATTGGGTTCGGAGAGGTATAGAGATACATCAACTGAACTGAGAGTAATTGCCTTTGCTTTACGAAAAGATCATCGAGTCCTAGATGACGTAGAAAGAGATTATTTTTCAATCCGAGCATATAGTCTATTTTTTGACATATGTTCTTCTCTGAAGAGCACAATGCCTCAGAATATGTTGAGGGATAAGCTGGGAGAGAGATTTAAGGAGCCTGACTTATATCTTCCCTTTATCCTCAAGTGCTTCCAATGCAAAATTGATAAAATCACAGAGAAGAATGTAAAGGTCTTAATAGAAAAGTTAAAGCGATTGAGATATTTTCGATTATCCTTGGAAAAAGTCGAAGAGCTGATAAACCAGATCGGAGATGGCCAGGAAGAAGAAGTTAGGAAAACAGCGCGTCAAATCGCAACAATAGGGATAAAGCAAAAACGAGTGTATACAGGAGAGCTTTTAAAAGATTTTGAAGAGAGAAAAGAAATAATAAAAGCCCGTATGGAAAAACCAATGGTAGGGATTCCGACCGGTGTAGAACGATTTGATAGAATAAGCGGAGGAATCGTTAAAGGAGAGTTGGGAATTGTGATAGGAGAAACGAACATAGGGAAATCAATAGCTTTAGAGAATTTTGCACTGTATCCTTGGGAGAGAGGATATAACGTGATGTATGTAAATTTAGAAATGCCGAAATCGCAAGTCGAGTTTCGAGCAGACTCTCGACTAGCTAAACTCAAGTACAAGAAGTTTAGGCTTGGAGACTTCACAGAGAAAGATTTGATCAAATGGGAAAAGACTATAAAGGAGTACAGAAAAAAGAGGAAGAATTTCTTTGAAATAGTATGTCTACCAAGAAGTTGCTCACCGTTGGATGTAGAGAGGGAAGCAGAAAGAATTCAGGATCAATACGGAAAAAAAATAGATCTGATTGTTGTTGATTATTTGAATATAATGAGACCGAACAGAGAGGGAAAGGGAAGCTCGAAACTTTGGGAAAATCAAGTCGATATTGCTTGGGAGTTAAAGGAAATAGCAACAGATTTTCAAGAAGAAGGGATAGCTATATGGACCGGGAATCAGGTGACAGATGAAGCAGAAGGTACGTCAGAGTTAAAAAAGAAGCATATCAAGTACGGTAGGGGAATTGGAGAAGTCGCCCAAATAGTGTTAGGTTTGGTGCAGGACCAAGACGACCTTTTAGAAAATGTCATGCAATTGCAAACTTTGAAGTTGAGGGATCTGCATAAGATTAATCCGATTATACTGAGGCCCAATTTTGATTTTATGATGCTGAATCAAGAAGAGGTGAGACCTGGGATGAGGAGTTTGGCGAATATATAGGAGGAAAACAGCATGGGATGGTGGAAAATTAAAGATGAAACAGGGCACATTGATTGGGAACACAAGAGTAAAACTCATCCGAATGTTGTGAATGCTATTCCAGGGGATGATGATAAGGAAGTTTCTTATTTAGGAGATGAGGTAGCTGATATTTTCGATGAGACTTTGGGCAAGATGGATAAAGTCTATAAGAAGAACTGGGGAAGGTGCATGAAAAAAGAGGAATTGGTTGCTTTGTTAAATTTCTGTTCAGCAGATCGACGATAGAGAGTTTAGAATATATAAGGAGGATACTGCACTGGGTGCCTAAGGTCCAAGCGGCTAGAAAAGCCGGGAGTTCGAATCTCCTATCCTCCGAAGTGGGAGGTCACCCGAACGCTGCCCGATCTAGTGGCTGCCGGTGGTGATGCCGGCAGTCCAATTTTAAGAGGAGGGAAAATATGACCCAAAGAGAAATGTTTGAAGTTTCATTTAAAAGACCTAGGGACTATTTTGATCTTAGCCCTCGAAGGCAATTTGAAATCGATGGAGCCCTTGGAATTCTAGATTGGTCAATGTGTGAGCTTTCAAGCGAAGATCTCCAGCGATACACAGGATACTATATTATAAATAGACCATCCAAAAATCAGAAGCAAGATAAAGGAAAGGCTGAAAGGTTTAAAAAAGCCTTAGAAGAAATATTGAATCTAGGTGAAGGAGAGATGTTATTAGTTGCAAAGATGATAGCAGGAAAAGCATTATCGAAAAGTAGGAGCTAAGTTAATGCTAAAACATGAAATAGTGAAAAGGGATTTAAAGACTTTAGAGAGCGATGGATTCATAAAACAATCCCCAGAAGAGATAGATATCGATATTGGATTCAAGCCTTTAGTTGACAAGTATGGGGCAGATAAAGCAGAATACTTTTCAAAATTATTAAACATGTTTCTACATTATTTAGAGACAAAAGAAGATTACCAAGTAAGTGGTGGGCTTCGTGGTTTGGGAGTTTCATATCATTTAAAGAAAAGGCATACCGGAGAGCGGAGACCACTTCCAAAGGAGGTAGAAGATGGAAAGCAGTGAAGAGATTGTACAGAAGTTCATGGATTGGTCATCTGCACTAGACAAGCTAACGAAAGAAGAAGCAGAAGAAGAAGCAGAGGGGTGGGTGAAAGCAGTGGTTGCAATATTAGATGAGTTATTCGATGAGTATGATAAAACAAAAAACCTTAGGAGGTAAAAGATGGAAAATAGTAAGGCTTATTGGATCGATAAACACGGACAACCTATTTTGAAAGAGGGAGATGGTTTTCTTGTGCAGGGGAATATATATGTAGCTAGTCCATATAAAGGTGATGAGCCAAGTCTGGGTGGATTGGTAGGATGTGGCAGATATGAGGATATGGCGTTTTCACAGATCCCATTTGAAGCTTTTTCTAAAGAAGAGTTGCTAAGAGTGTTGAAGTACACTCCCGAGGAATTGATGGAAATAGCAAGGTCAATTAGGCGAGAAGAAAACCCTCAACCAAGTCCGATTAGCCTTGGTAAAGATGGGTGGTATTTTTCTGATGAAACATGGACAGCAGAGTATGGTCCGTATAGAACAAAGTATGAGGCTCAATCGAAACTCAAAGAATATTGCGACAATCTGAATGGAAAAGGAATAAAGGAGGTAAGTAATGGAAGCTGAGACTTTATCGGTAAGTATCCCTTATAAGGGATGTGACAAGCAGTGTCCATACTGCATATCAAAAATGACTGGGTATATTGAAGGCAATATGGAAGTGATAATGAAGAATTATTCTAAAGTAGTTCAAATGGCGAAGAACGCCAGGGTGAACAATGTGATTATAACTGGAAAGGGTGAGCCGGTGCTTAATCCGGCTCTTATCAAAGTTGCCTTGGAAAAGTTCTATGATTTCCCTATTGAATTGCAGACTAATGGAATCAAGTTAAAAAGTAGTGGAAAGCGGATGTTGGAGGACTTTTTCAGCAGGGGTTTAAATACATTAGCTCTTTCTGTCGATAAATTATCAGATGTTGTTGAGTTGTATGACTTGATAGAATTTGCTAATGAAATAGGATTGGTTACTAAAATTCTCATTATAGTAACGGATGAATTGAGGGGCCTTACTCTAGATGATTTTATAGAGGATTGTAATGCTCGTCAGTTTACTATTAGAAAGGCAACTGCCCCTGATTGGGGATTTGATAACACAAACTTAGCAGTGTATACGAAGGAGTGGATAAGAAAAAATGTGGGGTATGAGAGTAAATCTTTTATAGAAACGAGTGTAAGGAAGTTAATGAAAGATGGACGGCTCATCAGAAAACTATCATATGGTCCATTCGTGTACGATTATTGTGGAGTCTCTTGTGTTTATTTTAACCGGTGTATCCAAGAAAGCTCTGGAGATGGGGATGTGAGAAACCTTATCTTCCAAGAAGATGGCCATCTTTACTATTTCTGGAACAGCATGGCGAGTATTATATTTTAAATCCATATAGGAGGAGTGAGAAATGAAAAAAGAATTAGAGTCTTTGAAAGAGTGGAAGAAGTATTTAAAAAGAGACAAGAAGGAAGAGCTGAAGGCGTGGATGGAAAGACGTGGGATTGCTCCCATGCCAGTAGGGGACATTGTTCCTTCTTCCGGTAAAGAAGGGGAGTTGGTAAACTAGGAAAGGTGGTGAGAAAATGGCGAAAAGAGGCAGACCCAGAAAGATTCCTATTAAAGCAACAGACGTCATCAGGACGAAAGGGCAACCTGGTGAACCTAGTTCTCTTACTATGTATTTGCGGGAAATTCAAAAGTTCACACATTTGCCTAAAGAAGAGGAGTTAGCCCTTGCTAAGTCTTTCGTCAGGACTAAAAGTAGAAAGGCAAGAGAAAAGCTAATTGTTACGAATTTGAAATTTGTTGTCAGTATAGCTGTGAAGTATAGAAATTTCGGATTACCGCTTGAGGATCTCATCCAAGAAGGGAACATCGGTTTGATGATTAGTGTCGATAAGTTTGATCCGAACACCAACAACAGAATAGTTACTTATGCTGCCTATATGATTAGAAACTTCATATTGAGAGCGATATTTATTCAAACACCCAGCATCAAGCTTCCTATAAGATTCCGAGCTAAGTTCATTCAGGGAGGTCCAGAATCAGAGTGGATGCGTTCTTTGTATAATTGTAGGTCCCTCGATGCTATATTAGGTGATGATGAGACCCTAACTTTGGGCGATTTAATTGCTGATACCTCTTCTCCATCTATGGAAACAATGTTAGATAAAGTGTTAGCACAAGAGACAATAGATAGATTAATAAACAATGTTTTAACTAATGTTCAAAGATTTATTATAATTAATAGATTCGGTTTGTATGATTGTCAAAGATTGACTCTAGAAGAAATCGGAGATTTATTATCTTTGAGTCGCGAAGGGGTACGGCTAAAAGAGAAGAGAGCGCTTAAGAAGTTAAAAGTGGTATTAGCAGAAGAGAAGAACAAGTATGAAGCGTTTTATAAACCGTTTGAGAAGAAATCTAAGGAATTGTTAGCGAGCTTAAAATGAAAGAAGCTTCATTTATTAAGCGATTGGATGAGTTAGACATAAAGCATTCACCTTCGGGCTTAAATGTTATGATTGACTGCCCGTTCCACGAAGATACAAACTCACACATGGGTGTTCATTTTGAAAAGAATAAATTTCATTGTTTTTCTTGTGGAGCTTTTGGATCTTCTCTAACTCGGTTATTTGATGCTTTGTTTGAGGGCAAAAAAGAGGACGTGTATGTTGAAGAAGAAGAAGTCGATGAAGACGATCAGATAAGACGCTTAAGAGAAAAGCTAGGTAATGTTGGTAAGAAAAAGAAGCTGATGATCAAAGTGCTGATTAATTTTGATCTGGATGATTTTAAATTCCCATACGCGGCTAATAAAGAGTATGGTGATTACCTACAAGAGAGAAGGATTACCCCTTTATCTGCTGGTAGATGGGATATCAGATGTGGAGAATGGAGAGGAGCGTCTAGAATAATTATTCCTATGTATGATGAATACAAAAGGCTAATTGCAGTTTATGGTAGATCGATCATAGATGATAAAGTTTTGAGGATTCGGAAAAGTAAAGGAGCTGATGTAGGAAAGATATTGTTTGGGCTAGAACACTTGAAGAATAGGAAAGTAGGTGTGTTGGTGGAGGGGGAGTTTGACGCTATTTATTTACAGCAATATGGAATACCAGCAATTTCTATTGGAACTAAGAGGCCTACTAAGATACAAATCATGAAAATGGCTAAGAAGTTCAGGAAGGTTTATTTAAGCTTGGATGGAGAGGTAAGTATGCGTGAGTGTTCTGAGATTGCTTGGTTGATTAAAGATCATCTTCCAGTAGAAATTAGATATCTCCCATTGGACAAAGATCCGAATGATTTAATAGAAGATGAGGTCAAGGAAATCTATAAAGGATTATATTAAGGAGGAAGAATGAATTATTCAGAGATCAGGATGGAGTTTGAAAAGCTAGGAGCTTTCATTTTACCCGCTAAGTATCTTGATGATCATGATGCCCTTTATCTGATATGTGACAGTAAGGATGAACCATACGTTGGTAGTAGTCATAGACTAACTGGAAACCTAGCACAGCATCTGGGTGGGAATGTGAGCAATTATAAGAGGAAACAGATTATAGATCCTAATTCGGATGTTCTGTTTATTCCTCTTGTGCCTCATCCTCCAAAAATAGATTTTGAGGGAAATAGGGTGAGAGAAGGCCCGTATCCAGAAACTTTGCGGGAGGAAAGTCGAATGATAAAATATTTTCAACCTTCTCTAAACAGGAGAAGTCGATGAGTCATGGTAAATTAACAGGTACATATTATGGAAAAGGAGCTGTCAAAAAGACGACAACTGAGTGGGAAACCCCTTTAGAGGTATTTAACAAACTGAACAAAGAGTTTCGCTTCACTCTCGATCCGTGCGCTTCTAAGAAGAACGCAAAGTGTAAGAAATACTTCACAGAAAAAGATGATGGCCTATCAAAAGCCTGGAACGGTAGAGTCTTTATGAATCCTCCTTATGGGCCGACCCTCTTCGATTGGATCCGGAAAGCAGCTTCAGAGGTAAAGAAAGGAAATGCAGAGGTAGTAGTTTGTCTAGTCCCCGTGAGAACAGACAATAGATGGTTCGGTAAATTCGCAAAGTATGCACAGATAAGATTCATAAGGCATAGAATCCATTTCGGAAGGAACGGCGTATATACCGTAGGACCTTTTGGTTCCATGCTATTGATATTCAGAAAGGATTGGAAGGGGCATGGAAGGTTTTATACGAATTGGGATTGGAGAGAAGAATAAAACTTATAGGAGGAGAGAGCTATGCAAAGGAAGATATTGGTTGTAGTAGGAGTAAATTCAGAAGAACATGCTAGTAAAATAAAGCAAGATATTTTGGATGCGGTTAGGGTGAGGGCTACCATTTATTTCGTTACAGCACCACAAGCAGTAAGTGTAGACGAGACAGTAGAGCAGCTGGGGAAAGCGTTAAGCTGGGGAAAGCGTTAAAGTCTGAGTAAGAAGGTAAACTAAAACAAGGAGATCTTATGGATTGGGGAGAGCTGTATAAGCAGATTGTTAGAAATCTGGATTATTGGGGATCGTACATTAGTATGAGGACAAGCTTAGAGAAGGAAGATGTGGTACAGGATCTGCTCATAATTATTTGGGAGACATACTGTGACAAAAAGAAGAGAAGGAAGGATATTACAAAAGGATATGCTCAGTACAGATTGAACTATGCGGCGAGTAGGATATTGAAAAGTTTCTTCAGCAATAACGAGACACGTCTGAATAAGGTTCCGATTGAAGAAGAACTCTTATATGAAGACTTACCTTATTTTCTTCGCCCGGCATTCATAAGAGATAAAATAAAGAGTACGATTAAAGAAGAGTATATCAATTCGTCAAAGCGTGGAAAGTACATGAAGGTATTAGATTTGTTATTAGAAGGAAGGAACAGAAAAGAAACAGCTAAAGAGATAGGATGCAGCATAGGTTCAGTTTCTGTGATAGTAAATGAAAAAATAATGCCTATTCTGAGGAAAGTTTTGAATATATGAAAAAAAGTTTTGAATGTTTTTAGTATTTTTGTCTTTTATACTTATAAGAGGAGAAAAAAATGATATTTGAAATAGCTTGTGATTGTGGATATATTCAGTTAAATATTTATGAAGACAGGAATGAATGGTTGGATGCCGAGAAAGATGAGGTCAAAGGTACACCTTTAGAAAAAGATAGTGTAAAATATTTAGAACAGTTTATTAAAAGTTTTCCTGAGGCAAATATAGATTTAAGGATATTTCAAGGTAAAATATTAATTGAAGGCGAAGCAATAGTACCTAAAATAAAATCAACTATAAATGTTATAGACCTTTAGGAGGGTAAAGTGAGGATAAAAAAATGATTTATAGAAATACTATTGAGGCATATGAGCGTCTTTCGCTTCAGTTAGAAATAGAGGGGAAAAAGTTTGAAAATAAATCAATTAGATCAAAATCTGTTAACGGAGTTGTAAAGGAAATAATAGGCATTTCTTGGGGAGTAACCGATACTTCAGACATTATTGACTTAATAAGCGGTATAACTGATACTGAATTAGCGTTTAACAATAGAGTTGAGTGGCTCTCCCATCTGGCAGAGGAGTTTGTTAGTCCAGAGCCAGTGTTTCCATCGAAGGTAAATCCAAATCCCCACTATTCTTATAGTCAGAGAATATGTAGTCAATTACCTAGGATAATCAGGCACCTGAAAAAGCATAGGAATTCTCCAGACCGACAAGCATTGATTTCTATTTGGAGTCCAACCCTTGACTCAACGGTTTTGGGTTATCAGGAAGTCCCTTGTTCTATAGGCTATCATTTCCTTCTGAGGGGAACTAATCTTTACTTGGTGTATTATATACGAAGTTTAAATTTGGAGATATGGCCAAATGATGTGTATTTATCAAGGGCAGTACAGAGATATATTGCTGCTCGTATAGAAGCAACCCCTGCTTCTGTAACGTTTCAAGTTGGTTCTCTCCATACCTTTAGGAGGAGCGTATGAACTTTATACTCGGTGGAGGAATTGCTGGCTTTGTTGTAGCTTTGTATTTTAAGACGTACACTCTGTTAGCCAAAGGGAAAGGCCAGGATGCTAATTACTTAGGTCCTAGGATATTACGACGCTGTGCTGAGGTAGACGAATTCATGAAGAAGTTCGTTAATCAAGGCCGGCGGGGAAAGCCAATTGAGCTCAACACGTATAAAGCTGGGTATTCCTTGAATGGTAAGATAACTACTGAAATCTCTAGATCAGATGTAGACACTTACCTGCAGAAGACGCGAGGACCAAACTGGAAAGAGTTCCAGGATGGTGGAATGAATGGAGGAGAGACTGAGATCGAAGGATATGACATGGTGCAAGTGTATCAGGAGCTATCTTCTCGATTTGACTTGAAGACTCGACGGATATTTGTCAACATAAAAAAGATAAACAGAGAAAAGAATGTGATAAGTGGAGTGAACCCGGCACACAAGGAGATACGATTAGCTTTCTTGTATAACAAGATAATAAATACCCTCCCCGCTATGTTGTTCAATTCTCTAGTCGAAGGGGAATTCATCAGATTAAGTGATTCGCAAATCTATGTGTGTATGTTAGATAGTAGGGAAATGTATGATAAGATGGAGGATAAGGATTTTGTTTATTTTCCGGATCCAGATGTGGCATACTATAGAGCGACTAAGATAGGGAAAAATAAAATAGCTCTCGAATCAAGACGAGTCTTTCTGCCGAAAAAAGATTTACCATTTTCCTGTAAGGTGATAAAAGTAATTCAGATACCTTTTGGAAAATTGACAGAGAAGGAAGAACCATTGAAAGGTGAGAACATTGCACACGTTGGTAGATATGCAACTTCTGATCAGAAAATGAGGATACATTCGTTGATAAAGTTACTGGAGAATAAAGAGGTGAGGATATGAGTTCTTTAGTAAAACAAGTAGAAGATTTAGCTATGAGAGTAGGGTACACTGGTTTGGAAGTTGGTGGGACAAAGGAAATTATGAATGTCATGCTGACCCTCCATGATACGACTTACGATAAGGAAAGGGAAGAGGTTGAGTTGTATTTTGAAGCGAACGGCTTGGATTTCAAGAAGAAGCTAGAGCAAGAAGCTACTCATTACCAATTTTTAAAGTATGGGTTATTGCAAAAGATAGAGTACAATGAGTTTTACTTTAAAGAACCTCCAATTAACTCTAGAAAACTTTATATACATTCTCCGGACTGTATATCTTTGATTCAAATATTGCCGAGGACGCCAGTAATGCAAGTAAACGCATATCTCCGTTCAAGCGAAGTAAAGTGTTTGCTCCCCATTGATGCTCTCGGGGTTTTGGATATATGCGATGCGTTAAAATGGAAGATCTATGTAAATGAAGGAATGAATCCGTTTACTCAAGTAAATATTTGGATTGCTTCAGCACATATTTATACAAAAGGAGATCCTAGACGTGAAGATATTCTCAAGCGGGTACATTGATAGATCAGAAGGTAAAAAAGTATGTGGAATCGATTTAGATGATGTTTTAGCTGATTCAATACCGAGTTGGATAGGGTTCGTTAATGATTTTGATTATTCTTCACAAGAGTATATAGATATAGTCGGGGAAGCAGCGTCCCGTAATGCTAGTGAAAAAAGAATACCATGGGCAAGGACACCTTATTGTCACCTTTTTGAGATGAAGAAAACTATTCCGTATTATCATTACAGGGTTCTAAAAGAGTTCTATCGTCAATCTGAAGTAAAGAAAAGGCTCCCGATAATGGATGGGGCTGAAGGGTTTATGAAATATTTGTCCAAAAATGGATACTTCATAGTGATCTTGACTGCAAGGCGGGAGAGAAGTTTAAAGATCACAACTGATTGGTTGAGTTGGCACAATCTACCGTATGATGGAATAATATTCGATAAAAATAAACACATCAGGATTTTAGAAAGCTTTCCTAACATGAAGTTCATGGTGGAAGATCACAGAGAGATCGCTAATTTAATTAGTCTGTGGGGCTACACGGCGTACTTGATTGACAATATATATAATCAAGGGCCTGTAAGCCGGAACGTTGGAAGAGTGTATTCTCCGAACCCATTTTTCGCGATAATAGACCACTTGAAAAAGGTATCTGAAAAGGAAGGGTGGGATAAAAATGAGTAAACCAATTTTAATAGCTTTTGAGGGTGTTGATAAAGTTGGAAAGACTACTATACGTAGAGGAATGATTCGGGATAAGACACAGTTTGGGCCGCTGCTAATGGATAGATTCTTAGCAAGCAATTTTGTTTATGATACCCTGTATAGTAGAGAACATCATATCCGTAGCTATTTGGATTTAGAAAAAAGTCTTCTGTACTCTTTTGATTGTGTGTTAGTATATTTGACATGCGCCGATTCTGCTTTGAGAAAACGGTTGACTTCTACTGGTCATAACTTCAAGAAGGTAAGTATGAAGGCTATCCGGGCTGCAGATAATTTGTTTGATTTCTATTTCAGAGCATCTAAATTTCGTAAGATACTCATAGATACAACTAACAGATCACCAGAAAAAGTTACAGATGTAATATTGAGCTTTTTAGACTCTAAAGAGACTGTGTGTACTGCCCACAGTCGATATATAGAAAAGGAACAAATGATGGTTAGTAATTCAGAGGCTTTAGAAATATTTGTAGGTAAAAGAGAGTCAGAAGTAAAAGAAGAATTAAATCCTGATAATAAATGTGAACACCTTCGACCTGAGAACTTACCAATACTCCCTATGAAAGATGCTCTGAAGGATATATTCGAGAAGCAGGCACTCTTCCAGGAGCGATTGGGTAATATGTCACAATTTCGAATTGCTAATATGCGTGAGAAGAGTGATTTTGTAAAATTCGAGTTAGTCAACATGAATTTAGAATTTGCAGAATTATTGAATAGGTTACCTCATAAGCATCATAAAGAATATCCCCCTCGAGCTTTAGAAAATTGGTCGAGTGAGAAGCAGAGAACAGAAAGTTTGTTTGAGTATGTAGATGCTCTTCATTTCTTTTTGAATATTGCTTTAATACTTGGTTTTTCTGCTGAAGAAATTTATTATTATTTTATCTCTAAGAATGAGGAAAATCACGGTAGGCAAGATAGAGGATATTAAAATGGCTGCTCCTTTGACTACTAGTCGGAATAAATATTTTGATAATCGAAAAGAAAATGACATTAAAACGCCATACTCTGTATGTCGGTTCTTATATGAACTGTTATCTCCTGCTATCAGCAGGAAAAAGACTCTTGTTATAGATGTTGGGTGTGGAGACGGTAGGTTATCGGAACTGTTTATGAAGCGCTGGACAGTTCTTGGTATAGAACAGCGAGCAATAAAAAAGAGTAAGCTTAGTAATATTTGGTCAAGGTGCGACTTCCTTGCGATTAAAGATATCGAGCAATCCCATGCTGCAAACTGGACGAAGGATTCGGTTGCGTTAGTCATCTCTAATCCTCCGTTTAATAATAAAAGTGCTGGAAGAAAATTAATTCCTGAAGTCTTTACTAAGAAGATTTTTGATTTGTTGGGTGATAACGTACCGCTTTGTATGTTCGTACCAATGGGCTTCAGATTGAATCAAAGGCTGGGAAGTAGTCGATGGAGATATTTTCGAGATGAGTGTAAAGCAGAGATTACTTCTATAATTAGCTTACCTTTAAACCTTTTCAAGAATGTTGAATTTCACTCAGAGATATTAATCTGGAATATACAGAAACTAAAAGCACACTATTGGATTCCAGAAAAGTATCTACAGGGCAAGATGCCTTCGGAGGATATTTCGTTAATGAGGGGTAAAAGCACATGCCGCAAGTACACTTAGTTAAGAAAGCGAGGAAAGATAATTCTGTTGTGAAGAAGGGTGAGAGTTACTATTGGTGGAAATTCAATTTTGGCTCTAAGATGTATAGTAAGACAAAACCTCGCAGAAGTCAGTTAACTCAATCCGGCTTTCTTAGCCAGATATGGGATATAGAAGACAGACTGTCCGAGATGACTGCAGAAGAAGACTTAGAAGCGTCATGCGATGAAATTGTTGATGATGTTCGTAACTTGCAGGATGAGGCGCAGGAGAAATTGGATAATATGCCCGAGCAACTTCAAGATTCTTCGTCAAGTGGGCAAATGCTCCAAGAGAGGGTAGATGAGTTAGATAACATGATTTCAGAACTTGAAGACCTTGATTGTGAAGAAGAAAGAGATAAAGAAGACGTTCTAGAGGAGATCCAGAATATATCATACAATGGAAGTTGAGATATGATAGTAGGTATTATTATAACTGTTGTGGTTACTATTATAGTGATAATAGCAATAATAGTAACGAGAGGAGATGATAAAGAATGAGTTGTGGCATTTATGCAATCGTAAACATTCTGAACGGAATAATGTATGTTGGAAGTAGCTTTGAGATAGAGGATAGGTGGTATGGTGGTGATGGTCATTTTACTCATTTAAGAAAAGGGGATCACGATAACAAATATTTCCAACGTGCTTTCAATAAGTATGGTGAGGAAGCGTTTGTGGCTGAGATCTTAGAGTTGACTTCTAGAAACAAAAAGAAGAAGTTAAGGAGAGAACAATATTATATAGACTTAGCAGGTATGGAGAATCTTTATAACGAGTCTCCTAGAGCTGGAGGAGGGTCAGGACCATGTTCTGAAAAGACAAAAGAGAAGATAAAAAGAAAGATAAAGGAAATGTGGAGCGATCCTGAGCTTTGGAAAGGGAGGATAGTCTCTGAAAAGATTAAAGAGAAGATAAAGGAAACGTGCAACGATCCTGAGTTTAGGAAAAGGCAGTCAGAAAAGCAGAAGGAAACGTGGAGCGATCCTGAGTTTAGGAAAAAGCAGTCAGGAAAGACTCCTTGGAATAAAGGGCTTACCAAAAAGGTTGATGCGAGATTAGAGTGTTCTGAAAAGACAATAGAAAAGATAAAGAAAACAAGCGGAAAACCAGAGGCTAGAGAAAGAAGCAGAATAGCGAGCCTAGGTAACCAAAACGCAAAGGGTAAGCTAGCTTGGAATAAAGGCCTTACTAAAGAAACAGATGAAAGAGTAGCAAAAAATAGCGAAGCAGTTAAGAGAACTTGGAGGAAAAAGCGTGAAGTTTTGTCACCTGCATCTGCATAGTTCATATAGTATTCTGGATGGAGTCGCCAATCCGGAGGAGTATGTTGAAAGGGCAAAAGAAGTTGGTATGAGCTCGTTAGCTCTAACCGACCATGGGAATATGTCTGGTATTTTGAGATTCAGTAAAGCGTGTAAAGAAAAGGGTGTTCAACCTGTGATCGGATGTGAATTTTATCTGAACAACAGAATAGGGGAGTTTATTCCTAAAGGGGAAAAAAATCCTAACAGCCACGTTGTGATATTAGCGAAGAATAAACG